GAATCTTTAAATAATATCTACAATGAAATATTTGATACCAGTACTGACGTCAATAATACTGACGATGATAATGATCTTGTCTTGTAATCCGTCCAAAAAACTTGACAAATTAAACGCAAAACATCCCGAACTCCTTGCCAAATTCTGCAAAGATACTTTTCCATGCGTAACGTCTAAAATAGATACTTTAATAGAAACGGAGTTTCAATATGTAACTGTTGAATGTCCGGATTACAACGTAAAAGATACGGTACTAATTACACGAAATAAAATTATAAAAGGTAGTGCGGTTTTAAAGTATCTAAATAAAACAAACACGATCATAAAGACCGTCCGCGATAGTGCCGAAATAGTTTATTATAATTTGGAGTTAATCGCTTTAAATAAAAAATGCGCTCAATATATTGAAGATAATAGAATGTTATCGAATAAGGTAACAGCAAAAAATCGTTGGTTAATGTGGCTTATAATAGCACTTTTATGTTCGATATTGTGTAACGTAATACTCATAAAGAAATGACAGCATCGCAAAATTGCATCAACTTAATTAAACTATTTGAAGGTTATAAACCAAAGGCGTATTTATGCCCAGCAGGAGTTGTAACCATAGGCTTTGGCTCAACCATGTACACCGATGGGCGTAAGATTAAATTAGGCGATACGATTAATGAGCAACAAGGCAACGAGTTGTTGATGTGGGAATTAAAAAATAAATCAATTGCTTTACACGGATTAAATTTAAAGCAGAATCAATTTGATTCCTGTTTGTCGTTTATTTATAATTTAGGCATCGGCGCGTTTGCTAAATCAACGCTTAAAAAAAAGATATTATTAAAGCCAAACGACGCGAGTATTAAAGATGAGTTTATGAAATGGAATAAAGCGCGAGTTGGTGGGCAATTAATAGAGTTAAAAGGATTAACCCGCAGGCGAATCGCTGAAGCGGAATTATATTTTAAGATTTAGTTTTGTTTGTTTAGTGAATATACCGGCTAAACGTTTCTACGTTATGGCTTTTAAAAGGTTTTAACCCTGATGTTTCTACATCGGGGATTTTTTTTTAAAATTATTTTTTGCTTGTAATTCAATACTGCATTGAGTTTTATCAAAACAACATAAAAAAAATAAAAAATATTTTATTTTTATTTGGTAGAATGAAAAATAGTTGTATCTTTGATTTATCAAACAAACAAAAACAATTAAAAAACAAATTAAAAAAAAACGTTATGACACAATTAGTAAACACATCAAACTTCAGCGACACAAACGAATTAAAGTTTAAACCTTTTTTAAATCAATACGATGTGTATTATAAAAATCAAAGAATAGCAATAATTAACGGAGTTAGCTCGCCTTTACAATGGACTGCAAAAAATGGTAGCAATATCCCAAATAAAATTATTGATAAAATAGAAAAAATGGTTGTAAAGAATTTAAACTAAAAAATCTCACAGTATACGTACAGAGTCAGGGGTGCGACTGCAACGCACATTAACTTTTAAAACTAAACAAATGAAACAATCTACAAAAGACGCAATCACATTTACAATCTGCATTATTTTAGCATTACTTGCGGATTCAATTTTTAACCTTTAAACAAAAAAAATGACACAAAAACGAGGGCGTAAGCCAATCCCAGAACAAGACAAAAAGAAACCTTTAATCGTTTATTTAACGCAAAATGAAATCGACAAACTCGGCGGTAATTTTGAATTAAGAAAAATGTTAGAAAATTATTCACAAACTAAAATCAAACAAAATGCAAAAAAAGAGATTATTTGAAATTATTGATTTCGTTTTAAAAGATGATAATATTATCGTTCAAATTGAAGATAGTAATTATGTACCTAATTCGCTCGTTATTCCTGTATATCAATTTAATCAGTATTTAAAGCGCCATGATAAGTTATATTTTGAGGCAAATGATATGAGCACAGGGCAACTATTAACAAAGGCATATTATTTGACATTTGAAAACTACTGGGAAGAGATGGAGCGCGAATATAGAGAAGAAGATATTTACGACTTTATTATTTGTACTTGTTTTGATTTTACAAAAAAAATCGACGACATTATTTTAAAACAAAATTTAACTCATTACTTATGGTAATTTTATTCATATCAACAACACTTTTAACGATAACATTTTATGGAAAAATATTTTTTACCGAGCAAACGAGAAATCAGAAAAAAGAAGATAAACGAAAAGTGGGGTTCTATAATAGCGTTAATTTTAAAACAACAGAAACAAAACAAGATTCTAAAACAATACACCTTTAATCGAAATTATTACAAATACTAAAACCTAAACAAAATGAAATCAAACGAAATCAACGAGTTAGCAAAGGGCTTAATCCTGTTTCACGTGAAATGCGAAGGGATTAAAAAAGATGCAAAAAACCCTTTCTTTAAATCAACCTACGCATCATTACCTAAAATTATTGAGGCAATTACTGAGCCATTAGCCGAAAGCGGATTGGCGCTCACAATGTTCCCAATAGATGAAAACTCCCTTTATTGTTTATTAATGCACACATCGGGTCAATGGATTGAAGCAACCTATACAATGAAGCCTGTAAAAGACACTCCACAGGACAAAGGCAGTTGCATTACTTACGCAAGGCGTTATTGTATCAGTAGCATTTTAAACCTACAAATCGACGATATAATGAGCGACGACGACGGCAACAAAGCAAGCGGAAACGTTAAAGCGCCTGTTAAGGATGACGGCAAAGCATGGCTAAACAAAGGCACTCCCGAATTTGAAAAAGCTATCGCATACGTTAAAGGTGGCGGATTGGTTGCAAAAATCAAAGAAAAATATAGATTGAATAAAGAAATCGAAACCATATTTTTAGCCATAAATAAGGAGGTCGCACCATGAAATACTACGCAAAATTAAACGGCGAATATATCAACATCATTTGTTTAAAAACAAATCCGTTCAGGTTACGAAATTCAAAGTACGACCGCGACGCAATTTGTTACACACAAGATGAAGCGAGAATATTACGCCGAACATATCCAAACATTGAATTTGAAATTTTTAAACTTTATAAAAGAAATCAGTATGTTACCAGAAATTAACGAACAAATCAGCAAAGCAAATATTCAGTATCTAGCAACCAAAGTAGTTGATAATGTATGTCTAACAGGTAACATTATTCAGCTTGCGGAAAACCTTGCTAAAATGGATTTGCTAATAAAAGAAATAAAAGCTAATAATAATTATAAAGATTACATTTTAAATGAGGTTTCAAAGTATGGTAAATCACATACTACATCATCTGGAACAAGTATGATTATTAAAGAAACTGGAGTTGATTTTGATTATTCTCAAACAGGTGATTACGAATTAAAAGAACTTATGGAACAAAAGGCGCTAATTGATTTTAAAATTAAAGAAAAAGAAAAGTTTTTAAAAGCAATTACAAAACCCACACCGGTACTTTTTGGAGATGAATTAATAACATTACACCCACCGGCAAAAAAATCAACAACAAGCGTTACAATAACAATTAGCAAATAGTGTATATTATAAACGATGTTGTTAGCTACAACCGAAAAACAACCTACGCAAAGAGTGGGGAAAAAGTAAAGATTATTGCAGATTTTGTAAACGTTGCAATAGTTGAAAACGAAAAGAGTATACGATTCCCCACTCTATTTTCAAACCTTTCAAAAATAAAAAAATGACTGAACAACAACAAATGATAATAAATTATCACGAAAAAAATCCGCATTTATACAAGGCGTTTAAACAATTTTCATCCAATGCCTACGGACTTGGTTATAAATATTTTTCCGCTGAAATGATTATTAATCGTATGCGTTGGCAAACAATGATTGAAGCAAAGGACGATTCGTTTAAAATTAGAAATTCAATTAAACCTTTTTATGCTCGTATGCTTATGGCAAAGCATAAAAAGTATAACAATTTTTTTAAACTACGTCCGAGCATTTGGGACAACTTTAATTTTGATTTATTATGATACTTTGCACACCCTGTGTTGAACACCCTTTAGAATCGCCTGTAATTGATTTAAACCACTTTGAAATTATCCGTAAGGTATGCGATTTCATGCATGTAAAAGAAAGCCAGGTATTGAGTAAATCACGCGAGTATAAAATGGTTATGACTAGATTTATAATAGTTGATTGCTTGTTGAATCAACAATCGTTTAAGTATAGTTTAAAAGAAATAGGGCAAATGCTGGGCGGTCGCGATCATACAACCGTAATACATAGTAGGGACGCTTTACGCGATTGGGTTATGACGGATGAAACAATGCGAACTATTTTAAAAAATGCTCATTTAAATGTTTTTAATTCATTACGTTATTTTAAATTTTAATTATGCAAACCTATATTGGACAAGAATTTTTAGAAGATATTGACAAAGCAGAAAACCCTTTTATTGTAGACGGTGTTGTTATTGGATTACCATTTAATTTACAAATGCTAGTTAATAAATGGGGTAAAAAAATGATACCAGATTGTTTAGGTATTTATCATTTATTTTATAATGACCAATTAGTTTATATTGGAATGTCAAAAAATTTAAGAGGTCGTTTAATTACACATTTAAAAGATAAGGATATGCCTTTTAATAATGTTTTATGGTTTTGTATGGATATACTTCGAGAAAATCCAACAATAGAAGAAACTTTAAGAATAGAACATAACATGATAAAAAGGTTTAAACCTGCACTAAATTCTAAACATACTAATTGCAGGTAATTATTTTTTGATTTGTAAAAAAGTAGTATCTTTAATTACAATTTCGTTGCGAGGTGGTATCCGAAACGAGATTTTTAATTTCACTTTTAAAAGGGTTTTTTAATGATACCACCATTAATTAACCCTTTTTTTTATTTATGGAATCATTTTATTTTCAGCACAATTACAACACGCGAAGCGATAGCAAAATAAAAAAGCTATTGCACAAACACGGATTGCTCGGTTATGGTTTGTACTGGGCAATCGTTGAAGACCTTTACAATAATGCGAACGCATTGCACTTGCATTACGAAAGCATTGCCTACGAATTACGAACGGAAAAATGTATAGTTAAAAGCATTATTCACGACTTTGATTTGTTTGTAGTTGATGGGGGTTATTTTTCATCAAATGGAGTTAAAGCAAGGTTGCAACAAAGAAAAGACAAAAGCACACAAGCTAGCAATAGCGCGAAAAAACGTTGGAATAAAAGCGAACGCAATGCGGATGCAATGCGAACGCATAGCGAAGGCAATGCTATAAAAGAAAAGAAAGGAAAAGAAATGAAAGAAATTAAAATTATTAATACTAATAATTTTAGTCAAGATTTTTTAAATGATTGGAATACGTGGTTAAATTTTAAAAAAACAAATTTTAAATTTACATACAAAACAATCGAAACAGAACAAATCGCGTTTAATTCACTTTACAAATTATCAAATCAAAATCAGAATACCGCGCGCGAAATTATCCATCAATCAATCGCGAATGGCTACAAAGGATTATTTGAACTAAAACAAAATCAAAATGCAAAACCAACAAATCAGCAACTACAAAACGAATACGCAAACAGATGGGCAAATGGAATGCCAGAACTCGACGAAAATTATAACCTTATCCAACGCTGAATTAATACCAATACTTCACAGGATATTTTTATTAATCGGACTTCGCAAAGTGCAATATCCAACAGCAGAGGAAGATATGTTTAACGTTACTTTTATTAAAAAAAATTTTGGACATAAATTGTCCACAGAAATAATCGAAGCGTTTGAGTTGGCAGTTACGGGAAAATTAGACGTTGATGTTAAACATTACGATCAATTTACGCTTCCATACTTTTGCAGAATTATGGACGCTTACCGAATTTTTAACAATGAGCGAATCCTTGCAACGCCACCGCCAAAATTAAAAGAAATCGCTTACCAGATGACCGACGAAGAACGGTTAAATGAAATTGAAGAATGGCGCAAAAAAGATTACGATTTTAAAATTTTACCTTTGTACCTGTATGATTGGCTTTTAAAATACTCTCTACACGCTATTACAGACGATTTAAAGGCTGATTATTATCAAAGGGCGGTAAGAGTACACGAAAACGAATTAAGGCGAAATTTCGAACTATTTGGCGAAAAACAACCGTATGCGGATTTTATAAAATTAAAGGCGAATAATTTTGAAAAAATAAGCGACAAAGATTTAAGCACTATAAACAATATTTTTAAACGAATTTTTATAAACGAATATTTATGCAAAGAGTTATAAATTTTAGTGGTGGGAAAACATCAGCTTACATGACTATTCAAGAATATAAAGAGGGGGATTTAGTTATTTTTTGCGATACTGGTCGCGAACATCCAAAGACCTATAAGTTTATAAATGATTTTGAAGCCTTTGAAAATATACCTATTATTAGGTTAAAATACGAAGGGGGCTTTGAAAAGTTAATTGTAAAAAGGAAAGCAATTCCAAACAATTTTAAAAGATTTTGCACTATTGAATTAAAGATAAAAACGGCAAGGCGTTATTTGCGCAGTTTAAAAATTAGTAAATATGAAAATTTAATTGGTTTTAGATACGATGAGCCATTAAGGGTTGCTAGACGTAAAAAAATGTGGGTTGATGTAACGGATAAATTCCCTTTATTTGAAAGTAAAATTGATAAAAATAAAATTAACGAATACTGGAAAATAAAACCTTACACGCTTGAAATACCGTCTATTTTAGGAAATTGTACTTTGTGTTTTATGAAAGGCAAAAACGCAATTATAAATATTTTATCAGTTTATCCAGAACTTGCAAACGAATGGATTGAAGACGAAAAAAAAATGAAACCGTATAGATATTTTCAAAATATAAGTATGTTGCAAATGAAACAGATTGCACAAAATAATTTATTTAAAGAACAAGATTTAACACAATTAAGTCCTGCGTTTGATTGCGCCTGTACTTCATAAAAATTTAAAAATGAATTTTAGCGATAACACTTTTTCACTTGCAAAAGCATTGCACCATATTAACAACGCCAAGATATATTTTGAGGACGTTAAACGCGATTGCGCTTCATCAACAAAAGATTTATTTAATTCGTACATTATAAAATGCGACATTATAATTAATTCAATCGACCATAAATTGACGGATAAAAACAGGGCTATATTAAAAAAAGAGTTGGCGGATTCGTTTATAATTGAAAGCATAAACGATAAAATAATATATCTAAATGAAGACCAGCGTAACGAAGTAGAAACTTTTATTGATAACTTTATTAAACAAAACAAAAAATGAGTAAAGAATATTTTGAAACTTGTAGCAGAATTTTAAACAATGATACTAAAAGATTTATTGATAGAATATGTTTTGAAGCTTATTGTAACTATGACGGACCATTTAAAGAATATTGCGAAAGTTTAGAAAGAATGATTAAAAACCACGTAGAAATAGAAGAATACGAAATTGCTGAAGGCTTAAAATTATGTTTAAATAAAATTAAAGATGAGGTTTTAGAAGATTTTGATATTAATATGATATAATGATAAAACGAACGGATAGCAACCACGCCGAAATAATTAAAGCACTTCGCAAAATACCAAACTTAAGCGTATTTAGTACGCACGAAGTCGGCAAAGGTTTCCCAGATATCGTTATAGGTTACAAAGGCATCAACTATCTAATAGAGATTAAGGACGGGAAAAAATCGCCATCCGCGAGAAAATTAACAGACGCCGAAATAGAATTTCATTTAAATTGGAAAGGGCAAACAGCCGTTATAAAAAATTTTGATGAATTATTGGAAATTATATTATAACTTTATTTTGTGAATTGTAACGACATTATAACCGAGTTGTATAACAATGACAAGATAAATGAACTTATCGGGAAAATTCAACCCGCAGAACTTCAGGCGGATTTAAAACAGGAACTCGCAATTGTATTGCTTGAATACGATTGCAACAAACTAAAAAAAATATCAAAGGAAGGTAATATTATAGGCTTTGCTATGCAGATTATTTGGACGATGGGCACATCAAATCGAAGTCCATTTTATAACAAATACAGAAAAAATGAAATCGAGAAAGCGTTTGAATATATTAACAGCCAAAACGGAAACTCGATACCATTTAGAACGGTACAAATTGCGGAAAGTATTTTGCAAAGCAAATTAAAAGGAACGCCAAAGGATGCGCACGAAAGCATAATTTTTAAAAAGTATGTTGAATTGCGTTCCTGTGTTGATGTGGCAAAGTATTTCGAGATTCCAAAAGACCACGTTTTCGCGGTTGTAAAGAAAATGAAACACGAACTAAAAAAAGCAATAAATGGATAAGTTAATTATCATCGTCGCGTCGATTTCGTTTAGCTATTATTTTATTGAAATTGCTGGCATTCCATTTTGGATAAAACGCAAATTAAATTTTGCACGTTTTCAAAGATTAAAGCCGTTGGATTGTTTAACGTGCTTATCTGTTTGGATTGCTGTTATACTTTTCTTTATGCCTACAATAGCGCCTGAATTTATAGCAACTATTTTTTTATCTGGAATAATCGCAAACAATATAAAATGAGAATATTAGGAATTAGCCACCCAAATAGCGGTTGCGGTTATCATAGAGTTTGTTTGCCTATGGGTTATATGGATAACATCACAGGCGTAATTTCAAATTATCCAAATGAGGAAATGCTTTCTAATGATTACGATATACTTTTATTTAATAGAATATCGCTTTGGGATAACAATTTAAACGCTATTCGCGAAGCTATTAATTGTAAAGTAGTTTGCGATATGGATGACGATTGGACTCTCCCGACAAATCATTTAAACTATCATCAATACAAAGAAATGGCGGGGCGCATTGAAAACAATCTTTTAATGGCTGATTTGGTAACTTGTACGAATGAGCGTTTAGCCGAGCGGATATATCCATTTAATAAAAGCGTTGAGATATTCCCAAACGCGTTACCATTTGGCGAAGGTCAATTTTTAGCGGATAAAAAAGAAAGCGAATTAATAAGAATCTTTTGGGCGGGTGGTTGTACTCACGAACACGATCTTGAGTTATTGAAATATCCGATACAAAGATTAACACAACATCGCAATAAAATTAAAATGGTTTTAGGCGGTTATACAGATGACGACGCAAGCCGTCCAATCTGGAACAAAATGCTTAATCATTTCACAGCATCAAAGCGTTTACAATTTGACGCATACGCTGGAATGCGCCCGACTGAATACATGGAGATATACGAAAATGCGGATATTATGTTAGTGCCTTTGGTAGCAAATGAATGGAGCAAATGCAAATCTAATCTTAAATTATTAGAGGCATCGGTTAAGAATATTCCTGTAATTTGCTCAAAGGTTGAGCCGTATTCTATGGATGCGGACGCTCCTGTTTTATGGGTTGAAAAACAATCGGATTGGTATAAACATTTAAATTTTTTAATAAACAATGAAAAAGCGAGAAAAGATTACGGCGAAGCGCTCGGAGAATGGGGAAGAAAAAAATACAACCTTTTCGACATTAATCCCCGACGTCGCGCCACATTTAAAAGTATTATCAAAGCATAAACATATTTACGACCTTTATGTATTAACAGGAGAATTGGTTAATTTTCACGCTGATATACATAACGAAGTAATTGAAGCTTATCGGGTTGTTAATCCGCATTATCATTACAACCGCAGTTGCCCAGCGTGTGTATGTGATATGTTAAAAGACGTTTATAATTACTATAATAAAACAATATGATACACAAATTATTTTTAAACAACGGCGGTAATATCTGCAATAAATGGATACACTATTTAGATATTTACGAAAAGCACTTTGCTAAATTTGTTGGAAAAAAATTTACAATGTTTGAAATCGGCGTTAGCAAAGGCGGTAGCGTTGAAATGTGGCGCGATTACTTTGGCAAAGACGTTACGATAGTTGGCATTGATATTGACGCTAAATGCAAACAATATGAAGGCGAACAAATCAATATTGAAATAGGCGACCAAGCGGATGTACTTTTTTTAAATTCACTTATAGACAAATTCGGGATTCCCGATTTAGTTATTGATGACGGTAGCCACGTTATGCAAGATTTGATTTCGTCATTTAAATTTTTATATCCGCTTTTAAAATCGGGTAGCGTTTACCTTGTTGAAGATTTACATACGTGTTATATTTCCGAGCCTTACAATGGCAACAATCCAAACACTTTTGTTAATATGGTTAAAAAGCATATCGACGAATTAAGCACAGGAAATCTAAAAATTCAAACCGCAAACAATAATGAGTTGTCCGAATTTTGGCGAACAACTAATTCAATAACTTGTTACGATTCTATTATAGTTTACGAGAAAAGAAAACAAGGGCGTAGATATGATTTAAACACAGGTAGCGAAAAACTTTTTAATAATGAATAAATTAGTAGTAAACGTTCACGATCGTTTAGAAAACATTAAACTTTGGGTAAATGCTTGGGAGCAATCCGAGCAACTGGATTACGAATTAGTAATAATTCAAAACCACCATGAGCCACAACCCGAATTTGAAGAGGTTTGCAAAGGTGTTAAATACATTAGACGTGTTGGCGTTGGTTATGATATCGGCAGTTTTCAGGATATTTGCAACGAGCGATTAGAAGGCTTTGAGAATGATTGGAATAAATTGTTATTTACTTGCGACGATTGGCTACCTATGAGAAAAACATTTTTAAAAGAGTTTGATGATAAGTATTCTAAAAACACGGTTGTTTGTAATGAAATGAGCAACATAATAAAACCGCATATTAGAACGAGCGGATTTTTAATTGATAAGAATTTAAGTAAAAAATTAAGGTTTGAAGTTGACCCGATTACAACAAAAGACGATTGTTGGAACTTTGAACATCGCACGGCGCATTCATTTTTAGAACAATGCAAGCGTAATAATTACGAAGTAAAAACAGTTAGTCATATTTGGTGCGCTCCTATTTGGGATTCAGGCCACCATGCGCACACAAAAAGGATTTTAGAATACGAAACAAACTTTTATGAAGCTATCTAAATTAAAGGGCAACCCAAATAATCCGAGAATTTGCAAAGACGATAAGTTTAAAAAACTCGTTAAATCAATAAATGATTTTCCAAAAATGATGGCTTTGCGTCCTATCGTAGTTGATGAAAACTTTATTGTTCAGGGTGGCAATATGCGATTAAAGGCATTACAGGAAATAGGGTTTAAAGTTATTCCAGACGAGTGGGTTAAGCAAGTTAGCGACCTAAACGAAGATGAAAAGAAACAATTCATTATCAAAGATAACGTTGGTTTTGGCGAGTGGGATTGGGACGATTTGGCAAATAATTGGGACGCGAATCTTTTAAATGAATGGGGATTAGATTTGCCAATAGATTTTAATGCAGAAGTTTTGGAAGCACAAGATGATGATTTTCAAGTTCCAGACGGAGGTTTTGATACAGATATTGTGTTAGGTGATATATTTGAGATTGGTCAGCATAGATTAATTTGTGGAGATAGCACTCAAACTGATACTTTTGATAAATTAATGCAAGGCGAACTTGGGGACATGGTTTTAACAGACCCACCTTATAATGTTGCTTACGAAGGAGGCACTAAAGATAAACTTACTATAAAAAATGATTCAATGGATAATGATGATTTTTATAAGTTTCTTTATGATTTTTATACAGCACAATCAACTGTCTTAAAAAAAGGCGGAGTTGTTTATATTTGGCACGCAAGTTCGGAGATTATAAATTTTGCAAAAGCTTTTGTAGATGCTGGTTATCTTTTAAAACAACAATTAATTTGGCTAAAAAGTCAGTTAGTTATGGGTAGGCAAGATTATCAATGGAAACATGAACCATGCCTTGAAGGTGTTAATGCTGAAACTTGGGAAATGTTAAAAGAACATGAACCTTGTTTGTATGGTTGGAAATCAGGCGCTGGTCATTATTGGAAAGGAGGCAGAAAGCAAACTACTATTTTAGAATTTGATAAACCTTCAAGAAATGGAGAACATCCAACAATGAAACCAATTGGTTTATTTGGTTTGCAAATTGGCAACTCAACTAAAGTAGATGAAATTGTTATTGATGCATTTGGTGGCTCTGGTACAACTATGGTGGCTTGTCAACAATTAAAACGCAAAGCAAGATTAATAGAATACGACCCAAAGTACTGCCAAGTTATAGTTGATAGGATGTTAAAACACGAACCATCGTTAATTGTAAAAAGAAACGGTAAACCCTATGAAGCCACACGTTAGAATATATCTAAATCATTTCGGCTTTGACCAAACAGATTTTACTCCGTGCGAAGTTTGTGAATCAAAGGCAGTTGATATACATCACATACACGCACGCGGAATGGGTGGCTCAAAGAAAGCGGATAACATCGATAACTTAATGGCGCTTTGTAGAAACTGCCATATTGAGTACGGCGATAAGAAACAACACATTGATTTTTTAACCCAAATACACAAAGACAAATGCAACTTACGTTAAAACATTACAACATTACAGCCACTATTGATATGCCTAACGATGTATCTTTAGACGAAGTATTTGAGCAATTTAACGCTTTGCTTATATCAGCAACGTTCCAACAGGAAACTATAAACCGATGGATTATAGAGAAAGCCGATGAATTAAACAATGTTTAAAAATAACGTACAAATAGCGTAGTTATGCCAAACCCACAAAACATAGAAAAGTATAAATTTAAAAAAGGCGAAGTTGCAAACCCAAATGGGCGACCGCGTAAATACGTTTCAATTTTAAAAGATAGCGGATATAAGCTCAGCGAAATCAACGACACTATTCAAAATATGATGGCTATGGATTTAACGGAATTAGGCGAAGTATTTAAGAATCCTAAAGGCACGATATTAGAAAAGACCATTGCCAACGCTATGAGAAAGAGTTTAGAAAAGGGTAGTTTGTATTCGCTTGAAACATTATTAACGCGTGTGTATGGCAAGCCGAAAGAAACGAGCGCGGTAACTACGGATGGCAAAATAGAATTTATTGTAACAAAAGGTAAAACAATTTTATAATATGGCAAAATATAGATTAATAGAAATTAAAGATAAACTTATCAATGAAGGGAAACCATTTTGGCAAGTTGAAAAACATATTTTTAATTTATGGTGGAGTAAATATTTTGAGGAACATTCGGAATATGGTGCTACCTTCTATAACAGAAATGAAGCAGATTCTTGGTACAATTATCATATTGATTCTTCAAGTAGATTCAATATAAAAATAATAGCACAAAATAAATAAAAATGTAAAACAATTTTATAATGTGGAAAATATATTTAATTGAGTTTATTACGGCGTTAATGATTTCTGTGTTATGGGTACATATTATCGATAAGCACAAAAACGAAAAGTAAAAAGCCCACCCTATGCGCCTTGTTCTAATGGGTAAGGGGGTGGACATACAATGCAAATATAACAACTAAAACAAAACAAATGACATCAATAGAATGGTTAATTAACCAAATACACAAAAAGCAGTATGGAGATTACCCAAATCTTACTTTTGAAAACATCTTTAAAGAGGCAGAAGAAATGCACAAGAAAGAGATAATAGATACTTTTTTTGAAGGTGCATATGGTGGAGATAATATAAGTGGGGAACAATACTATCAAGAAACATTTAAAAAAGATTAATTATGAATAGTATAGAATGGTTAATAGAAGAACTTACACCATCAATAGCATTACAACAAAAGTATATTGATGAGTTAAAAGAAAAAGCAAAAAAAATGCACAAGCAAGAGATTATAGATGCTTGGAATGATGGTGATTATGCTTATTTCTACTCAAAAGAAACAGGTAAAGATTTTGAAAATGGAGAACAATACTATAACGAAACATTTAATAAGT